ACTGAGGAAGAGTTGCTGCGTAAGTTCATTTCATTCTGGCGTAGTAAGTATCCTGACGTTGTGACTGGTTGGAACACTGAGTTGTTTGATATTCCATACCTTGTCCGTCGTATTAACAATGTGTTGGGCGAGGACTGGTCTAAGAAACTTTCGCCATGGAACATTATCAATGAACGTAAGATTGAGGTGAGAGGTGATGAGGAAGTCTGTTATGATATTGTTGGTGTTAATTCTATTGACTATTACGACTTGTACAAAAAATATACATACACCAACCAAGAGTCCTATAAGTTGGACCACATTGCATTCGTTGAACTAGGTGAGCGCAAGAGAGAAAATCCAGGCACATCGTTCAAAGACTTTTATACCAACTACTGGGAAGAGTTTGTTGACTATAACATTCAAGACGTAGGGTTGGTTGACAGACTTGAAGATAAGATGCGTTTGCTTGAGTTACAGATGACCATGGCGTATAACGCTAAGATTAATATGGAAGACGTATTCTCTCAAGTACGTATGTGGGATGCCATTATCTATAATCATTTGCGTGATCGCAACATCGTTATTCCTCACAACACTGCTTCTCGCAAAGACACAGCGTTTGAAGGTGCGTATGTTAAAGAACCGTTGGTTGGTATGCATAAGTACGTGGCTTCGTTTGACTTGAACAGTCTGTATCCTCACTTGATTATGCAGTATAACATTTCACCAGAGACTTTGTTACCTGGACGCATACCAGTCACAGTTGAAAAACTACTACATAAGAAGATGGATACAAGTGGTGCGGTTGAGCGCAACGCTACTCTGACTGCCAACGGTGTTATGTACACCAAAGATACACGTGGGTTTCTACCTAACGTGATGGACGAGATGTACGCAAACCGTTCTAAGTTTAAGAAACAGATGTTGGCTGTTGAGCAAGAGTATCAGAACGACAAGAGTAAGAAGCATTTGTTGAAAGAGATCTCTCGGTTGAACAACCTGCAGATGGCGATGAAGATTGCATTGAACTCAGCTTATGGTGCGTTGGGTAATCAGTACTTCCGCTACTTTGACATTCGCATGGCTGAAGGTATCACGTTGTCTGGTCAGCTATCTATCCGTTGGATCGCAAACAAACTCAATGAGTTTATGAACAAGATCCTCGGCACTAAAGGTAAAGACTTTGTTATTGCGATTGACACTGACTCTGTTTACCTGACGTTTGAAGCGTTGGTTGATAAAGTCTATGGCGATACTACCGATAGCGCACAGGTGATTACCTTCATGGATAAAGTTTGTGAAGATAAGATCCAACCTTTTATTGATCAGTGTTACGAAGAACTTGCTGAGTATATGAATGCATATGAACAGAAGATGCAGATGAAGCGAGAAGTATTGGCTGACAAAGGTTTGTGGGTAGCCAAGAAGCGTTACATCCTTAACGTCCACAACTCTGAAGGTGTGCAGTATGCGCAACCTAAGTTAAAGGTCATGGGTCTTGAGATGATCAAGTCTTCAACACCTGCTGTTATTCGCAGTAAACTGAAAGACTCTATTCAAGTTGTGCTTCGTGGTAATCAGGCTGACTTGCAAAAATATATTGAAGACTTCCGTGCTGACTTTTATAAGATGGCAGTTGAAGACATTGCATTCCCTCGTGGTGTGAATGGTCTGAGGACTTATGCTGGTACGCATAGCATCTATGCTAAGTCAACTCCTATCCATGTTCGTGGTGCGCTTTTGCATAACCACTACATAAAGGATAGAGGGTTAACTTCACAGCATCAGTTGATTCGTGATGGTGATAAAATTAAGTTTGTTTACTTGAAGAAGCCAAACCCTATTCAAGAAGACATCATTTCGTTTGTGGGTGAACTTCCAAAAGAATTAAACCTACATAGTTACGTTGATTATGAGAAACAGTTTGAGAAAGTCTTTCTAGACGCTATGCAAATTGTTATTGGACCACTGGGTTGGACAGTGGAAGAGCAATCATCATTGGAATCATTCTTTGCCTAACTTGACAAATGACTGCCAATCATGTATACTAATGTTTATACTGGAGAAAATATATGGACTTTTTAAAATCAATCGTTAAGGAACTGGATAACGAATATGCTGGACTTGCTGATGATGGCGTTGTTGGTGATACTAGCAGCTTTATTGATACTGGTAGCTATGCGTTCAATGCTTTATTGTCTGGCAGCTTGTTTGGTGGTTTACCTTCTAATAAAGTTACAGCCCTTGCAGGAGAGTCTTCAACAGGAAAGACCTTCTATGCACTGGGAATCTGCAAACACTTCTTACAAAGTAATCCCAAAGCTGGTGTAGTTTATTTTGAAACCGAAGGTGCTTTGACCAAGGATATGCTGACTGAACGTGGTATCGACACTAAGCGTTTTGTTATCGTGCCAGTTTCCACTGTACAAGAGTTTCGCAATCAAGCAGTTAAGATTCTTGATATCTACGATAAGACACCAAAGAAAGATCGCCCACCTTTGCTACTTGGTCTTGACTCTATGGGTATGTTGTCAACCACTAAAGAGATGGAAGACATCGCTGAAGGTAAAGAGACTCGAGATATGACACGTGCTCAGTTGATTCGTGGTGCGTTCCGTGTCTTGTCTTTGAAGTTGGCTAAACTTGATGTTGCTATGATTGTTACCAACCATACCTACGCTGTTGTCGGTGCTTATGTTCCTACCAAGACAATGGGTGGCGGTGATGGTTTGAAGTATGCAGCTTCAACTATTGTGTTCTTGTCAAAATCAAAAGATAAAGACGGTACTGAAGTTATTGGTAATATTATCAAGTGTAAGCTAGAGAAGTCTCGCTTCACAAAAGAACAATCAATGGTAGAAACCAAGTTGTCATTCTCAACTGGACTTGACCGTCACCATGGTTTGCTAGACCTTGCTATTGAAGCTGGTATCTGGAAGTCGCAAGGTGGTCGTATTGAATTACCAGACGGTAAGAAGTTGTTCGGTAAGAACATTAATGAGAATCCTGCCAAGTATTTTACTCCAGAGATTCTTGCCGAGCTAGACAAGTTCGTTGCTAAGAAATATAAGTTCGGTAGTGATGAAGTTATTCCTGTTGATGAAACTGAAGAGGAGTTACAAGATGACCACAGTGAGGTATGAAGTATCGCCTGATGCAACTCTGGATGGCTACTACATGGTTGCCATTCGTGACTTCGAATCACAATTTAATGATGTAGTGTTCAACTTCGGGGCAGTTGAGTTCCCCGATGAGAACGAACCAATCTTGCGTTTCGACTATAACATCATTGAAGGTGATGTTAAGGCTAACAAGAAAAAAGAATTTGAACAGACTATTGGCGATATTCTTGTTGAGTTAATTGAACAAGCGTTGAAGAAACAAGAACTAATTTATAGAGGCGGTACTGATGAGAGTAGAAACAACGATCCTGAGTAATCTGGTTTTCAATGAAGACTATTGCAGAAAGGTTGTTCCATTCCTAAAGACTGAATACTTCGCAGATAAGACAGAGCGTGTCATTGCTACTGAGTTTGTTAAATTCTTCAGTGAGTTTAACAAACCAGCCAGTAAAGAGATTCTGTCTATTGAAGTTTCCAATCGAACCGATTTGAACGAACAAGAAGTTCGTGAGGCTGAGGGGATGATTGATGGGTTGGTAAATAATGACACCAACGTTGATTGGTTATTGAACGAGACAGAGAACTTCTGTAAAGAACGTGCTGTCTATCTTGCCATTATGGATTCGATTAAGATTATCGAAGGACGTGATAAAGTACAAACCAAAGATGCTATCCCATCTTTGTTGTCTGATGCCTTGGCAGTTTCGTTTGATAATCACATTGGTCATGATTACATTGATGATGCGAATGAACGATATGACTTTTACCATCGTGTGGAAGAGAAGGTTGCATTCGATATTGATATTCTTAACAAGATTACCAAAGGTGGTTTGTCCAAGAAAACATTGAATGTTATTCTTGCTGGTACTGGTGTTGGTAAGTCATTGGCTATGTGTCATGTTGCAGCTTCTGTTCTTTTACAGAATCTAAATGTATTATACATAACTCTGGAGATGGCTGAAGAGCGCATCGCTGAACGTATTGATGCTAACTTGCTGAATATGACTATGGATGAATTGAAGGTTATCGATAAAGAAATCTTCGAGAACCGTGTAGCAAAGATTGCAGACAAGACAAAGGGTAAACTTATTGTTAAAGAATATCCTACAGCGAGTGCTCATGCTGGTCACTTCCGAGCATTGTTTGAAGAACTGCGTATGAAGAAAGACTTCAAGCCAGACATCGTTATTATTGACTACTTGAACATCTGTGCTTCTCAGCGTTTAAAGCAGGGAGCTAACGTGAACTCTTATACATATATCAAGAGCATTGCTGAAGAGATTCGTGGTCTTGCCGTTGAGTATAATCTGCCGATTTTATCTGCCACTCAAACGACTCGATCTGGTTTCACCAGTTCCGATCCAGGTCTG